ATAAGCTGCCCTAAGAACTGATATACCTCTTACATTACCTTGCTGCATATCATGTGAGAAAAACAATAATTTTTGTATAGGTATGTTCACAGTTTCCCAATTATTATGAATCATGTATTGATCAATTGATTGCAAATCACCTGCATTATCATAATAAATATCATATATAGTTGATTGAGGTCTAACTGCAAACTTCTTCCACTTATATTGACCTTTTTTTATTTCAAATACTTTCTCAAAAATACTATGTCCAAATTGAAACATAGTTGTTACATTTCTAATAAAATCATCAAATCCAAGTTGCAAACCTATTCCATAACCACCAAATAAACATTCTTCAACAAAAGATGCTATCTTTTTAGCTTTACTTGATCCATCTTTTGACCTGATAAACCATTGTGTAGAACGAATAGGTAATGAAAGCATTAATAATACTGCTTTAACTTGAGCATCTGACCTTCCCATTTTTTCATAAATAGAAATATCATTAGGATATTTTAAAGCTGCTAAATATTCATCAGTACTTAATCGTATTTGTTTATATATAGATGATGTTCTACCAGTACCACCTAATTCCGTTTTAGATGGTTTTCTAGTCACTGAAATAATTTTACCATTTACATCATAAATTTTAGCCATAATTCTCCCCCTTTCTATAGAATTAAAATTTTATTAAGTTTCTATTTTTTCTTTTTTGAATAAGCATCTGGTTTCCTTCTTTTTTCTTTAGTAACTTCTATTAATGTATTGTCTTTATTTTTGATCTTAGGTTCCTCAGAAAATTGTATATCTTCTACTTTATCATCATGAGCTAATGATTCTCTAATTTTATTATTTAAATCTGATTTATAATTATCAACATTAACAGGTCCTTCAACATTTGAAACTTCCTCAGTTGTATATTTTACATCTGATTCTGGTGTTGCTTCTAAAATTGGTTCTGATATAACCTTTTCTTTTAAAGATTCTAGTGTAATTGTAGAATTATCTACTGAATATGTAGGTTCTTTATAATAACTTGATATTTCATCTACTAATTCATTTTTAATATTCTTCATTACACTTATTACACTTTGATGCTGTTTCATATATTTTGTTGACATTATTATTTTTTCTATATCAAGAACCATTTTTCCAAATTCTAAAATTTTTTCAATTTCTCTAAATCTTTCATCATTCATTAATAAATCTCTCCTTTTACCAATTATAATTAAATTTCTTTTTTTGATATATTCTTATATCTGAAACAGTAGCTACACCTTTTATCATTGCAACTGCCACCGTACAAGCATCAAGAATATTAGGTGACCTTCCACCTGGCTCAAATTCTATAAATTCATCTATAAATTCATTATGAGTTTTTTGTATGAAAAATCTCTTTGTCTCACAGTATACACCAAATGACTCAATCTTAGTGGCTTTACTTTGTGTACCTGTGTTTACTCCTATTACTGGTGGTAAAGATTTTAACAAGAAAGCCTGTTGTTTCAATGCTTTCTGGAATGCTGCTTGCTCTATACCAACCTTTTTGACAGTATTTATATTTGAATATTTCTTATAATATTTATCAATTAATTTTATTTGCTCTGGAAATGTATAATAATTTGTATCATAATCCCATAAGAACATATGCTTGGTAACTTTATCAAGTCCAATTACAGCAAGAGCAAATTTATCTAACCTTCTTTTTTCTGCTGTAGTCTTATCATCTGCAATTGCAGGATCAATCGCAATATAAATATCAACATCATCATCTTTTATATCAAAATTATATTTTTCACCTGCTCCATAAAATTGTAACCATTCAACCTTCAAAGATTTATTAGAACTAACATGCCTATCATTCTGCATTACTTTTGCAAAAGCTAAAGAACCTATGGTTTCTTTTTTCTTTTTCAATCTTGATAAAGACCAATACTTAGACCATAATGGAACATTATTATTAGCAAGTGCTTTTAAACAGATATACTTATAATACTTATTACTAGATAACGTACATAATAAATCATTATTATGTTGGAGTGTACCTATTACAATCTTACGTCCATGTTCAACTACCCTTGAGTCAATTATCTCATTCCACCAACTAAGTGTCTTCTGTCTTTGTATCTCATTTGCCGTATTATCTAAATCACATACATCATCAGCTATTACCCATTCTAACCTAGTACCAAGTACAGCATTTCCCGTACCTCTAGCAATTATTGAAGGGTCACGACCTTGCATTGTCTTATCCCTGACCACCATTATTTCTTTCTCTGTCCATTTTCTATCATAATCTGGCATTAATTCTGGAAAATCATTATGCAATCTATCATTTTCCTCTATATGCCATTTTATAGCTGATAAAAAACCACTAGCCTGTGTAGATGTATTAGAAAGAATAGCACCATGAGTATTTCTATCATTGATTAAGAACCATAAAGGCAATACTAAACTAAACCATGTACTTTTAGCATGTTCAACAGGGATATGAATTACTATAGATTCATGTCGTAATGCTTCAAACATCATATAATATTGATGCTTTGCTGTTTCTGTATTCCATCTTCTTATATATGGCTTTATATACTGTTCCCCAAAAATACAAGGGTTTAATTTAGCAAACTTACGTCTTTCCTGTAAAGTTGCTTTCCAAAAACAATCTCTTACTGCTATTGTTTCTTTTTCCCACCTATCAATATAATCAGTAGGAAATGGATATTCTGGAATTTTTATGTTTACAGGTTGTATCATTTATATTACCCCTTTAGTTGCCTTATTAATTCTTTCAGTTAATGATAATACATTTGATTTTAAAGTTTCTTCTGGTTCTTCATCCAATTTTGAAAAATCGACTTCCTCTGGCTTAATTGACTCTTCATCAATCGCTTTTGTTGATAAATTAGATGCCGCCATAGCAGTCGACATTTTGAATACCATGTTACTTGCTTCTGTAAGTGTCTTAATTTCTTTTGCTGTACCTTCTACAATTGAAGCATGTAATCTGGTTAATATAAGTGGCATTGTTTCTTTAAACATTACATTGACCAATGATATTCTTTCATTCTCCATATCTGAATACTCTTTTATAAGTTCTGCTTCTATCTCACTAATCATTTTGGCTTTTTCTTTAGCTGTTAAATCTTCTATGTTTTTATTTTCTACAATATACCTTGCCCTCTTAAAAATTGTCTTGATTGCTGTATCTTCCAACATGTATGGTAAATATTTTTTATGTGAATCTATTAAATCTTTTAAATGATTAGTAGATTTAAATATTTTTGGAAATTGTTCAGTTAGATATAATTGAATTTTTAAATGATCTGAATCTTCTAATATCATTATGTCTATTTTTTCTCGTATTTTCTTAGGTAATTTACAAATCCTACAACTCCTTGTGTGAAGGTAAGATTTGTAATATCCTGAATTTTTTATAAAATTTGTAAAATTATCATCAAATTTATCTGAGAATACGTTTGACATAAAATTACCTCCTTTTAGAGTTTTTATTGCGTTTATTTCATTATATCTCATATTAATACTCTATGTTACGTAAAATACAAAAAAAAGACCTGTATTTTATTAAAACACAAGTCTTTTTATAAAATATATGAAATTTTATGTATAATTTCTTATCTTTTCTGTAAATCTATAACATTTTTATTCAATTTAGGTTTTAAATATATTGATTTATTATTTATTTTTTTTTAGTAATAGTATTTACATTATTAAATAATTAAAATAATATATAATATATATAAACTAATTATTTATTTATATCTACTTACAATTTTTAATTAATAATCATAAAAAAAAAGAATAACTCAAGTCGAAGGGTTATTCTTTTAGTTTATTTTATTCTTGTTCCGACTTCTTTTCATTTTCAAATGTATTGCTATAATCATAAAAATTTGTAAATGTCTTTTCACTATCACCTTCTAATACTCTTAATTCATTCAATATTCTTTCATTTTCTAATAATTTCTTGATTTCTATTAACTTATATGATAGAAATCCTATGATACTTGTTTGACTTAATATAATACATATTAATAATATAACCAATAATTATACCCCCTTAATACTTATATTTCTTTTGTTGCTTAAATGACTATATATACTTAAATGACTATATATACTTGGATAACATTTGAATACTTAGAAAATTTTGGAAGCTAATATTTTAAATTTTGGTGTACATAATTTTTGCAGGGACATCTATCTACGGTTTTGAAAAATTCCAGAATTTTTACGGATTCCAAAATTTTCCAAATATACAAATGTTACAATTGAAATACAATTTTATTTCAATTTATTTTTCGACTTATTTTTCAATTGAATTAAAAATCTTATCATATATATTACTACGGCCACAAATATCATGTATACTATAATATCCCTGGATCTATAGACTTCTATGTATTCTTGTGTCTTGCTGACACGTACTACAGTATACTTGTCTTTACAAGGTATTATTATATGTATACCTTCTATCACTGTCTTATACATATATTGATCTTCTGTATTAGGTATATCCTTATTATCGTTAATATCCCTATATGTAGATGTATCTACCAATACGCCTATATCAAATCGTAAGTCCGTATATATGGAACTTACTACTACTACCCCTAATACCAATACTACCATTACAATACTTGTTATTAATGTTTTTTTCATATTTTTTATTCTCCTTTAAATTTTAATTTTTTACTATTATCATTATATTACACTAATTACACAATGTCAATACTTTTTTGAAAAAATGTAAAAATAAATTTCTTAGCTTCTTCGGCTTACCTGGGATACCTGGGAAATAAAGGAAGCTAAGAAAGATTTTGGAATTTTTGATCGATCATCGATTATTTTTAAGCCAATGTAGCAAATAAAAAATGTGTTTTCATAAAATGTCATTAATACTGTATAAAGCAACGTTGCGATTGCAACAAAAATTTCCCAAGAATCTTAAAAATCTCTTGTATCCCTTGACAAATGTAGAATCGTGGTCCCATTAAAAAATTGTATCGATACACTTTTATCAATAAAAATCTTAAATTTTTTTTTATTTTTTTTTTATTTTTT